TCGCACACGACGAGGTAGCAGTTCTCTCCGACGCTGTCGAAGGCTCCGACCAGTTCCTTCGGGGCGTCCTTGAGACGGTCGCCCATGCCGGTCTTGCTCCAAATCTTCCAGTACGTGACGAGTTCGTTGCTCTTCCCGACGCGGCGACCCTTATACGGGTGCTCCTCGTTCATGAAGATTTGCTCGTCCACTTCCTGACCGACCGGACGCGCGCCCTCCAAGTGGCCCTTGAGTTGGTCCCTGTCGAGCCCGTACTTCTGCGCCACTACGTCAATCGGATGCACGCAGCGGCGAGCGCACCACGTAATGTCCTCGATCTCGGTGGCGTCAGGGTCGAGCGCAAGGTTGTCCACGCTGTCGGCGAACGACCCGACGATGCGGTAGTTGGAGCCCGGAATCGTGACGAGTTCCGTCCACCACACGCCCATGCCCTTGATGATGCCCTCGTCCACGACGCGCCGGCTGTGCGTCTTGAGGTCGAGTTCGTTGGGCGTGTAGTTGAGATAGCGATCCAGCAGAAGGGACACGAGCCGACGCACCTCCGTGCGCTGCTGCGTCTCCATCGCCGCCTGCTGGTACGCCATCATCGACTGCTCGTCCACCACGCCCAGCGTCTCCGGAGAGACGAACGGGTACATGGTGGGCGACACCGTGCGCACCGGATTGCGGTGGTAGATGACGCTGCCGAACAACTTGACCGCCTCGAACACGCGATTGATCTGCATGCGAAACGCAGGCGGAGCAATCGTGCGGTTGTAGCCGTGCTCGTGGCGGGCGTAGGTGTCGCGCCAGAACCAGTTGTGCGGGCCGTCGAAGAACGACATGGCCTCGCGGGCATCCTCCGTGAAGGGCCGCTTGTGCTTGAGCGCCAGTTCGATCTTCTTGAGCCACCCGTGCGCTATCGCGCGCAGGGCATCTTCACCGGTTGGTTCCACTTGGCTGCTTCCTCTGGAGCGCGACCTGCTCTGTCAACGACGCGATCTGCGCCATCATGCTTTCCAACTTCTTGAGTTGGGCAGTCTGCGGCGCGTATTCCCAACTGCCCCACTGACGCCAGTCGGCGTTCTCTTGCAGGCCCGGATCGTCCTTGTGGCGGACGGATGGCTTCTGCTCGAACCCGTTGAACGGCGTGAAGACGAGGACGTTGACGGTGTTGACGCCCGGACGGCCGATCACCCAGCCGACACTCGGGTCGTTGCAGTTGAGCGGGTCGCTGTAGTAGTAGACGCAGTCGCCCGGACGGACGGCCGGAGGACTAAAGGATTCGACTTCCATATTGGGCTCCTGACTGCGGGCCGAGATAGATGAAGTCGTCGGCTTCGGCCGACAGGCGCTTGCGGCGCTTACGCATCCACTCCACGTACCAAGGCTCCTCGCCGACCTCTAGTTTGGGCCTGTGGTAGCGAGGTCGATAGGCACAGAGGTACTCAAGACACTGGCAGGCATGCACTTCGCCGCGCGTATTGGGCTGGTCCGTGACGATGTACGAGCCGGCCACCAACTGGGTCTTCTTCTTGTAGCGCTTCAGTTCACGCTCTAGGTCCGGAACCGAACTGCGCAGGACGCGCAGGGTGGGGGTGCCCTCCGGCCGGATGTGCAGGTAGTTCTGGACGGCCGCCATGCGGGCCTGCACGTCGTCGCAGCCGGCCAGAAAACTGTGCCCCGTCGTCTGGCTGGCGACCTCCCGCGACTTCAGTTGCTCCGTGTACAGTTCGACAGGGAGCCGCCCCGAGCCGATCTCGCGCAGCCGGCCGCCGTGCATGTCGATGAGGAAGGCGTAGAACGCCTGCCCCTTGCACTTCTCAGCCATCTTCTCGCCGAAGGTGATGGCATTGCACTGCCGGATATAGAGTTGGTCATAGATCAGCAGCATCGACTCGTCGGGCGGGACCGCAGCAAAGAGCGCCGCAGTGACGGCGTGTCCCGGATCGATCGCCACGTAGCGGCACCAGTCCGGAGGCACGACGTTGTTGGGCAGGTCGCCCCTGTCGTAGCCGTGAACGTGGATCGAGAAGGTGGGATAGCACAGGATCGAGTCGCTGATGAACTCGCCTTCCGCGCGCATGCGCAGTACGTCCACCCCCAGCGCAGACCACCGCTCAATGTTCTTGCGTTTCTCTTCGGAGTCGATGTGCGGGTTGTCGAGGAACCGCAATTGGTACTTCACGATGTCGGGATTCTCTCGACCGATTTCGACCTCCTTGTCGGCGCGCTCCGCCAGACCAAGCAGCGCGTCGTTGCGGCTGTGTGGCATGGCCGACCAGCACAGGACGCCCTTGCGATCCGAAAGGCGGGCCTGCATCTCCGGCACCCACGAGTCGCCGTTGTTCACGTCCTCGTCGATGTGGACTCTGGTGGCCGAAAAGCCTTGTGGGGGCTCTCCCTCTGACGAGAAGAAGTAGATTTGCCACCCATTGACCAACTGACAGGACTGGATGTACCGAGCGGACTTTAGAATCCACGACTTCTTGGACACCATGCGCGGCGGGATGAGCGGCGGAGCCGGCTTGGCGTCCTTGCTGCGGTGCGCGTCGGTGGTTGGGTCGTAGGCGCGCCACTCGCCGGTCTGCTCGTCCTTGATGATCTTGAACGCACCCGCCATGAACATGAGCGGATACACTACGAGCCCGATGTGCTTCCAATCTTTGCCAACAACGACGAGGATGCCGTCCTTCTCGGGGTACTTGCCGTGCGGATCACGGCCCGTCACTGCGCGGGCGTCCTCCACGAACGTGCAAAGCGATTTGCCGGAGCGGTTGCCACCAAGCACGAGGATTTCACTCGCCTTGCACTGGTGGACTTCCTCCTGCTGGCTCGTCGGTCGGTATAAGCGCAGTGCTTCGATGCGGCGGCTCGCCAGTTCCGCCTGCATCTCCTTCAACTCGTTCTGCTGGAATGTGCCCAAGCGACTGACCGACGGCAGCGGCGAAATCTTGGGGTGTTTGCGGCGCGACTTGGACATTGATGAACGCTCCCTGCATGCTGAGTGCGATGCTGCTTAGACGCTTGTCGAGTTCCGACTCCAACTCGGCGTCCGACCACTGGGTCAGTGGCTTCTTGGCGCCACCCAGTTCGGTGTTCTTGGTGACCAACCGGACGATGCCCTCCAGCAGTTTTGTTCGATGGGCTCCGCCCGGAGGTGCGTCGAAATACTGCTTGACCATCATGGCAGCGAACCCGCTCGTGCCGCCGAAATACTCCATGAGCCGTTCCAGCAACTCGCTGGAGTGCGGAATGTTCGCGCCACCACGCTGCGCTGCCTGCGTGAACTGACGCAGGGCCGACGCCTCGATGGCCTTTGTGTCGCGCTCCTTCTGCTTGGCCTTCTTGCCCCTGTTCACTTTAGCGCGGCACACAAGGCAGCGCGTGTCCCACTCGCCGGATTTCTTGCGGCGGTAATGGGCTGTGGTTAGCGGGGCGTCGTGGCCGCAGTCGATGCAGACGCGCGTGGACATGTCAGCGACTCCTCAGTCCGTCGAGTAGTCGCACGGCACGCCCTATATGCTCATCGGGAACGATGAACTCGCGTGCGTGATTTCTGCTGTTCTTCGTATATGGGGTGCCAGCGACGTTGAGGGATGGCAGGGCAGCGCTGGGAACGTCGAGGTAATAAATGGGGTCTGTGTCGTTTTCGCGCACATAGAAGTCCAATTCCTCCGGCGCGTCAGTAAACCAGCGACCGCTGGCTCCAAACGGGTTTGGGTGAGTCCCTCCAGTCGCTTCATCCTTCAACGCCTCCAACTCCCGTCTGGTCATGCGCTGCCCAAATGGGGCGTTGACCATGTCGTCCAGCGACATCGCTGCTGAATCGGAAGGCAGTTTTCCGGCCCGATACAGGCGCGTGTTTCCTTCTTCCGGAGGCGGCAGCGCGCCGGAGCGCTTGGTGTAGTCGTGAACGCGCCTGTCCCACTGCTCGCGCAGCGCTGTCTGTGGAGCGACGCTGGGCGGTGCCGGCTTCGGGGGCGGTGGAGGAGGCGGAGGGCTGGCCTGTCCTATCAATTCCGGGATACGACCAGCGCGCAGAGAGGCCGCAGCAGAGCCGAACTTGGGCATGCGTCACCTGTCGGCTTGCGGGACGCTGCGGATCATCGGCGCCATGCCGTCCTTCGGCGTCGGCAGGCTCCCGGCACCCACCTCGCGCTTGGCCTTGAAGTCCTCCAGTTCCGGGAAGTCGAGGAGGCCGGCCCTGCCGAGTTGATCCATGATCGACGCGCGATCAGCGTCGAACTGCGTCATCGGGTCTGGCTGATTACGGATCGGCACGTCAGGCACCAATGAAGAAGCCGCAGGAGGGTGTCCGAACCCCCCTGCGGCTACAGTGACGCGACACTGGCGATGAGATCAGAAGCCCGCTTCCGTCTTGACGAGGATGCGACCGGAAGTCGTGGCACTCGTCGCGATGGCGTAGCCGAGCAGGGGGTTCGTGCTCTTCGCAGCCGCCGAACCGTCCGTTGCCGACAGGCCGTAGGCCGCACCCGCCGCAACCGACGTCGAGGTCTTCGTGACCGTCGAGGGGCCGTTCACGACGAGCCAGAAGATTTCCCCGTCCGGGACACCAGCGGCCGGCAGGTACTCGTCCACCACGCCCATGAGGAGCGTCGTGGTCGAAGCCTTGCCGTCCACCTCCGAGAGGATCGCGCTCGCCTTGAACTTGGCGACATCGCCCGGAAGCAGGGCACTGCCGCTCGTGTTCTTGACGGCTACGCACTCGACGGTGTGGTTGCTGTTGAGGACGCCCGTCTTGGGGTCTTCGTCGCGGAACGTCTTGCGAACGCCCACGATGTTGGAACCATCACCGACATCGGCCTCGTAATAGGTCTGGGTGATTCCCAGCACCTGCCCGCGCGCGAATCCCGGATCAGCGGTCAACGTACTCATCTGCGGAGTCTCTCCTTACTCAGGCCAGAGCGGCGAACTTCACGAAGTTGCGAGGTGACTTCATCTTGATGTTGGCGAGGACCGTGACCGCGTACCTGTACGCGGAAAGTTCCTCGTTGTAGAACGGCCCCTCTGCTTCGAGCAGTTGGCCGGTCATCACCTTCATCTCCATGTTGCCGATCGACAAGGCGTACCCGACGCCCGACGGCACGGCGTAGTCGCTCGCGGTTTCGATGCCGTCGATTTCGACCACATCGCCGAAGCCGTACGACTTGAGGCCGTTCGTCTTCGACACGATGGCGCGCTCGCGGCTGTCGAGCCGGTTGAGGAACTGGATGTAGAGCGACCGATCCAGAAGGATCATGTCGATCTGGTTCTCGCGCGTGTCGTTGCGCTTGGCATGGTGGACCGACTCGCGGATCGCCTCGATGCACTGATCCTTCCACGTCGCGGTGGCGCCGCCGAAGGCCGTGCTGGTGTAGTTGCACACCAGCGGGCTCCAGAAGTCGTACTCGGGGTCGGCCGGAACCTTCGGCCACGAGCCCGTCGCCAACTGCGAGCCGGCGTACTGGCCCAGACCCGTCTTGAGTCCGGCGTACTCGTCGTTCGGGAAGCCGAACGGGTCGGCGGCGTTGGCAGTGCGCTGCGCACCGGTCGCGACGTTCACCGTGCCGTTCACGGCGAACATGGACTCAAGGCCCATCCACCGGTTGTCGTTGCCGCTGGCGTACCCGTCGATGAACACCTCCCTGCTCAGGTGTTCCTCCATCGACTCCCGCAGCCGGTTCGACATCTTGCCGGCCACGTCGATCAGTTGCGCGGGGCCGCGATTCTCCAGCATCTCGCGCTTGGTGATCTGATCCGTCACGGAATACCCGCGATACGGCAGGTAGGCGCGCTGCCACAGATTGTGGCGAGCGAAGACTCGGGGCGACTCGCCCGTGTACGAGGACACGGGGATGTTGCGATAGCGGACCTGCCAGTCGAAACCGCGACCTCCCTGATTCATCGCGACGTTGCCGTTCGCCTGCAAGGCCGCGAAGACCTTGAACTTGCGAAACGTCGTCTGCTCCTCTTCCTTGAGGTGCAGGGTCAGGGTGGTGCCGATACTACGGGCCCAGTCGACGCTGCTCGCCATGTCTTCCGTCTACCTTTCTCAGAGGAGTCCGGCCCGTTTTGCTTGCTGGGTCAGACGTTGCTCGAATGTCATCGGCGCCTGTGCTGCACGAGGGTCGTCAGAGGCAGTCGCTCGACTGGGGTTCCTTGACGCTTCCCTCCTAAGAAACTCTATGTCCCTCTGGGCACGAGTTGTTGCATCGGGCTGCGCAGCCTGTGGCGCAGATGCGTCCGCAGGAGCGGCTTGAGCAACTGCACCAGCAGGAGCAAGTTGTGCGTTTTGCGCGGGTAAAACCGCCTCAAACGCGGTGCGCTGCTGCTGCTGCTGCCGAATGCCTTGCAGTTCGTTGTGCAGTGCATTTTCCAATTTCATCTCTGCAAAACGCCACCGCATTTCCGGTGACGTGATGCCGGCGTCCGCCGCCTCCTTGATGTACCCCTGCACGGCGAGCCCGTAGCGAGTCGGCTGGCCTTCGGCGTCGTACAGCCAGTCGGCGTTGTCTCGTTCGAGGTTCGAGACGTACTGTTCTTCCTGCACCGTCTGGAACTGCTCCTGCACGATCTGCTGCGCCTGACGATTCGCGATCTCGCTCACCATCGGCCCGAGAGCCTCGATGGGGTTCGAGAGGAACTTCTGCGCGAAATCCGCCTTGTACTTGAGGTACTCGTACAGGGAGTGCTTTGCGTCGAGCGGAGCCTCCGGCGAGATGACCTCTCGGCCGCTCTCGTCGCGCACGAGGTACTGCTTGTACGACTCGCGCAGTTCCGGCGGGTTCCAGAACTTCTGGAGCGCGTCCTGCACGCTAGGCTGCTGCGCCTGCGGGGCAGGAGCCTGCGGCTGCGGCTGCTGCTGGCCGCGCGACGCCATCCACTGCTCGAACTCCGGGCGGTGCTGGAGGTACTGCTGCGCGTAGGGGATGTACTGCTGGTACTGCTGGAGCCGCTGCGTGGCGGATCGCTCGCGCTCCATCGACTCGTACAGGCGACGAGCGATGGCGAGGTCGTCTTGCCCGCGAAAGTCCGGCAGGGCGCGAAAGGCGTCCCACAGATTCTGCTGCGCCTGCTGCTGCGGCGCTGCGGGCTGCGCTTCCGCCTGCGGCTCCGGCGAGACGGCAGACTCTGCGGACTGATCGACCGGCGAATCGTTTGGCGTTTCGACTTCCGAATCGGCGACCAGAGTGTCCTCTGACATGAATGCCTCGTGGGGTCAGCGTCAGCAGGTGCTTGGGCGCTACTGCTTGTAGCCGCGCGGATACTGCGGCTGCGCCAAACCCTGCATCAGTCGACTGTAGGCACTCTGATCTGCTGTCGATACACCGGCCGCATTGTCCTGTCGGTACATCTGGGCCTGTTCGCGCTGCACCTGTCGCTGTACTTCCGGCGGCACGCGCTCCTCGTCGGACGGCATCGTGTCCGGGCGGCGGAAGCCAGCCGTGAAGTAGCCCTGCTCGCTGGGCATGCCTGCTACGAAACCAGCCGACATCCCTCCAGACAGGGCGGCGTCCTGCGCCGTGTCGTACGCAGCGCCGCGAGCCACTGCGCGCACGCCAGAAGTTGGCAGGCCAACCAGAGCCAGCGCCTGCGTCCCGTCTAGAGACGACACAACGCCCTCGCCCACAGCGCCACCGAACGGCCCAACGTCGAATCCAGTGCGCTGGTAGACGCTGTTGCGCACGGAGGGCGGCTCCGCAGCGGCGACCTGCTCGATCAAGCGCCGGACGGCCGAGTCCTTCTGCTGCGCATCGGCGCCGGACGGGATGTCGAGTATCTGGACGGGCAGGTGCGGGCGCTGTTCGGTGCGAAGACGGTAGTTGGCCTGCGCAGCCTCGCCGGCGCTCTCTGCGCCGCCTAAAGCGTGGCGGATGCGGTCAGGAAAGCCAGCCTCCGTGAACTCGAACGCCCTGCCGACTGGCGTGTCTGGGTTCGTCGATGCGTTCATCACCGCATTGCCAACCCCGCCGTGCCGGCTGTACGTGCCGGTGTTCCAGTCGCGCCTGTAGAGCGGGGAGTTGTTGCTGGAGTCCCAGTAAGTCAGCGCAGCCAGCAGGTTTTGGCCGGCGAGGTACTTTGGGCTGTCGCCTCGCGTCACGTCCGTGCCGTCCGCAGCCGCCATCGAGGCGCCCGCCAGACGCAGCCGCTCGTCGCCCGTCAGCCCCTCCATGTCGCCGCCTGCACGCCGGCCGGCGGCCGTCACGTCACGCAGGAAGTCGATGTCTCGGGCGTAGTTCTGGTAGTACGGCTGCGCGTCTTTGGGCAGCAGGTACTTCGACTCGCCCCACAGCCGCTGCT